AAAAAGAGCATTGCACGTGTTCAATATATGGATTGGTCAAAGGTTCGTAAAGTTAAGGAATTGGAAGACGATTCTGAAGTCGCAGTAAGACAAACGGAAGGTGTTGACTTTTTCCAAATCTCTGCAGATTGGACGCAAGAAAGAAAAGAGAAGTACAAGCCCGAAATAGTACAAGGTTTTTCAACTAAATACAACGACGTTGCGACTCAATTGGTTTACGTTCCAATGTATAGACCAGGAAGTGAAGATGTTTATCCTTTGCCTGATTATCAAGCATGTTCAACTTATATTGCTTTAGACACAGAAATTGCTTCGTGGCATTTAAACAGTGTTAAAAACGGGTTTACACCTTCCATGATGATTAACATGATTGGGGTGCCTTCTGATGAAGAAATGAAACAATTTCAAAGAAAGTTAGAAGAACAATATTCTGGAAGCGCAAACAGCTCTAAAATAATCCTAACACTAAGCGAAGACGAGGCGCAAGTCCCAATTATCACACCGTTAACTTTAAATGATTCTGATGAAAGATATAAGGATTTAGCGCAACAAGTTAAAGAGCAAATAATAATTGGTCACAGGGCGTCTAGTACTGTTGTAGGAGTTGCTACAGCTGGAAAGCTTGGAACAAGTAGCGAAGTAATTGAAGCTGAAGCAATGTTTCAACATAATGTAATTGACCAATACCAATATTTATTAGAAAGTCAATATAATAGAATAATGAATTTAAACGGAATCGAGGGAGAAATACTTTTAAATGAATCTATTACTTTCAAACTTGACGACGTAGAAGAAGAAAACGAACAAAAAACTGAAGAAGATGCCAACTAATAAAATACTATTAATGACTGCGGATTACTACAAAAGAAACAGCGTAGTTGATTTGAATATGGATGACGAACTAATCCACCCGCAAATAATAAAAGCCCAAAACTTAAATATTGAAAGGGTTTTAGGGACTAATTTATTTGATGTTTTAATTGCTGAAGTTACAAGCGGAACGGTGTCAGATAGAATGATTACTTTACTAGAAGACTATATACAACCTGCGTTAGTTGAATGGGTTACTTATTCCAGTATTCTATACTTTAACTATAAAATAACTAATAAGGCTGTAGTTAAAAAAAGCTCAGACAATTCAGAAGCCAGTAGTTTAAACGAAGTTAATTTTTTAAGACAAAGCATAAGAGATGACGCTGAATATTACACAGACAGACTTGCGAAGTATTTATGTGCTAATGAGGTTCTTTTTCCTGAATATATAGAGGGCAATATTAACGACGACGACATAGTGCCAAGCAAAAAAAGTTTCTTTGGTGGTATCTATTTAAACTAATATAAAATGATTGATTTATTAACAAAAATAGCACTTGCAGTACTAGCAATATTAGCACCTATACAAGCTTCAATTCTAGCAGTTGGCTTCTTAATAATGGCTGACTTGATAACGGGATTAGCTGCAGCGTATAAAAAAGGGGAATCTATAAAGTCAGAAAGATTAAAGAACACAGCGGTAAAAATGTTAGTCTATAATTTACTGTTAATGTCTTCTTTTATTGCAGAAACGTATTTGACGCCCTGGATTCCTTTTACTAATATAACTTTAAGTTTTCTTGCCATTGTAGAGCTTAAGAGTTTAGGTGAAAACTTTCATAATATCACAGGAATAAACTTTATTATATATTTAAAATCTTATTTAAACAATAAACTAAACACTCCAAAATGAAAAAATTGATTACAAAATTAGGTTTATTCTTCACCTCTGATAAAGGCAGTAAAGTAGTAAATAAAGGAATGGAATTAACAGCAAAGAACCTCATGTATAAAAAGATATTTAAAATTATAGTTATAAGTATAATTTCCATCTTATTACTTGCAAATAGTATTGACGCTGAAGTATTCATTAAGTTGTTAGAATCAATCCTATGATATTAAAAACTGACAGACATATAGACTTATTAGTTATTCATTGTGCAGATACTTACAAACGTATGTTAGTAGGTGCTAAGGAAATCACACGATGGCACATGGATAAAGGCTGGTCTGATTGCGGTTATCATTTCGTAATTAACAGATTCGGAACTTTAGAAACTGGTAGAAATTTAAACGTGTCAGGCGCACACGCTAGAGGTTATAATAAGAATAGCATTGGTATTTGTTTAGTTGGTGGTCGTAGTGATAACGACAAGCCTGAAGATAACTTCACAGCTGAACAAAAGAAAACACTAGCTGCCTTAATTATCCTTTTAAAAGCTGAATACCCTGACGCAGATGTTAAAGGACATAATGAATTGTCAAGTAAAAGTTGCCCAAACTTTAGTGTAAAAGAATTTATGTCAAATATTGACATTCATCTATTTAATTAATTATCAAGGGTTTACTGTTCTAAGTAAGCCCTTTTTTTCTTCCTAAATAATATTTATTTAAAATTTTCTTTGTTTTTGTATTGGTATTAAGAAATTAATACTTATATTTGTTCTATCACTAACGCAAACGATATGACAACTATTACAATTAACAACGAAAAACAAGAAGATTTAGCTTTAATTTCCTTTGGTCAAAACGGTATAAGATGGAGTACTGATGTATTTCCTGAAGATTTCAAGCCTTCTTTAGCTGACGGATTTAGCGGATTTCCTTACAACATTACTTTAAACATTTTACAAATAACTCTTTAATTTAAAAATCATGACAACTAAAATGAATGTTCAAATAGCTTTAGGGGCTAACAGAGAGAAATTATTCACTGTAGAGGTTGAGTATTCCTACTCTACTGGAGATTATGAAACACCGCCAGATGAATCTTTTGACATCATCGGGGATTGGTACGACGAGAACGACAATAACGTATCTGATTTAATAGAAAGATACTCTATCTTTTCAGGGGTAGATTTAATCGAAGAAGCTTTTGAAGAATTTAAATATCAAGCAACATACTAAACCAAAAACCAAAAACCAATGAGCAAACCAACAAACGACTTAGGGGCGTTTTTACACGCACAAACAAGTAAAACCAACGAAGAACTCGCTGACAGTATCAGAGAGTCTAAGAACTTAAATAACAAGCATAACAACGTGGTTATTTTCCAAGAAAAAAGAAGTACTTGCATAACTGCGGATAAATTACTTCAAGCTATTAAATTCTTCGATTCATCAAGCGAATTAATAATCAAAACAAACACAGACACATGGACAGCAAAGTAAAATTATTTCAAGCACTAGCGGGTTTTCAGCAAGAAGTACCAGCAATACACGAAGCGACAAAAGGTTACGGATATACATACGCAAATTTGACGCAAATATTAACAACTATTAACCCGCTATTAAAAAAGCACGGTTTAGGATTTACACAGCTTTTAAACGGGAATAGTATTAACACTATCATATTTCACTGTGAAAGTGGCGCAACTATAGAAAGCACTGTTGAATTACCTAGTGACGTAGTTTTAAAAGGTATGAATAAATTCCAAGTTACAGGTTCGGCAATTACTTACTATAGAAGATATTCTTTAAGCTCAATACTTGGATTAGTTACTGACGTTGACGCAGACGGCGCTGGGGAACAATTACCAAAAGCACCAAAAAAGACAGCTATTCAAGAAGCAAGACCGACAACAGATAAGAAGTGGTTGACACCTGAAGAATATGAAAAAGCAAAGAAGTTTGCAGCTTCAGACTTAAAGAAATTATTAACTCACTCAGTTAAATATAAATTAAGACCCGAACAAAAAACAGAATTGGAACGAATCTTTAACGAATCAAATAAATAAATTATGAATAGTTTATACAATATCAACGAAAAAATGTTAACTTTGCTTAGTGAAATCGAAGCAAACGACGGAGAACTAACTGAGGAAATTAACACTCAGTTAGAAATAACTAACGACGAACTACAAACCAAGTCAGAAAGTTATTTAGCTGTAATAAAAGGAAGAGAAGCTTTAAACTTACAAATAGACGACGAAATTAAGCGATTACAAGCAATGAAGAAAGCAAACAATAATCTAGTATCAAAACTAAAAAACAGCTTGTTAAACGCCGTTAATATCTTTGGAGAGTTTCAAGTTGGTTTATTAAAGTTTGGACTTCGTAAAAGTACAACG